GCCAGCAATATCCGTGTTCTCCGATTCAAACCTAACTCCTTCAATTACCTGTTTGTTATTTATTCTTGCGTCAAGCTGAATGCTAAATGCTCTTCCTTGCTGAATCTCCACGCATTCCGGCGTAATGATATCTAGTGAATAGCCAGTTTTGTTATTGTAATAATCTGCAATCATCAGCTCGGCGTTATCAGTTGCAGGATTGTATGGTGTTTCTAGAATACTATATTTAAAAATGCTCTCGCTCCTATTAGATCTTTCCGTTGGATTAGTTTTTGTAATTTGATACACCATTGGAGCGTCAAATTTCACTCTGTCGGCATCATCGATAATAAATCTATTGCCTCGTTTAATCCTTAGCGTATCTTCATTCTTTGGCAATAACATCAAAAGATGAACGTTTGGTATTACCAGATGCCTAGTTTCTTTCTCTCCTGGAGAGAAGCGTGTTTCATCACCGAACCAACAAGGATATTCAACAATCTCACCATTGTGGTTTATGAATTTTATCGTATAGTTACATAGCTGCATCCATGCATGTTCGTATATTTGGTTGTCGCCTGGCGGTTCAGTAATAAGCCACATCTTATCTTGGTATTTAACATAGTTACCGTGTTTAGATTGTCCACGCCGAGTAATTAAATGACGTATCATAAATTGTGTGTCTCTAACCGGAGTCGAACCCCATACATTGGCCTTTGTATGAATAGCTGTAGACTCATCAAGAGTACCGTCTTGATATAGAACCACATCCTCCCCCAAGAAGGTGGTATCTAAATTCTCAATGAAATAACTCTCAGCATAATTAAGAAATTCATCACGTTCAAATCCGGAAGTCTTTATCTGCTTTCTTGGCAAATACCAATCTTTTGACACTAAACCACCACCTAGCTAAAAACTGTTCTGTTTTTGTTTATGTATCCTACTTTCAATCTCGGCAAGGATAGAGTCATACTCTTCTTTCACTGCCCTCTTAGCGTCGCCAGTTGCATTAAGCTCAATGTCCCTACCAATAATGTTATTGAGTTTGCCAATTCTTGAACGCTCTCTCTTGATATATGATAGATTCATCAACAAACCCAATGTAGTTATCGCCGCATCAGATATACCATTTATGAAATTGTCGGTATCTTCATCAAACAGTAATGGTTCAATATCAAGGCTAAAAATAGATACTGAATTCTTAAACCACTGACGTTCCAAACCTTCTGGCAGTGGATGGAATTCCCTCATCTCCGAATGAAACGCATTTAAAACTTGCTCATAATGCGTCATAACTCACCACCTAACTATTCTTTCTAGGTCGTCCCGGCCCTCGCTTTTCCTCTATTTTTTCGCCACGCAAGTATTTCTTGGCAACTTCAATCTTGTCGTAAGTATTAACGCTACCTGAGTTAATCACATCGCGCAGCGTTTGTTTTTCACCCATTGTTATAACCTTGCTTTTTAATTGTGTAATGAAATTGCCAAGGTTTGGAATATCAAATAAATTTAAAATAGCTTGCTCATCAATGATTTCTTGCTTAGTCTTACCATCTTCAGATTCAAAGCCGAGGTATATCCTAACCTCTTGGTCTTCGATATAAAATGTAGCATGTCTACCATCTCTATTGCGCCCAACAAAGCTAGGATTGCCATCATCGCATTGTGCCAATACTTCTTCTATCGAAATTTTTAATCTGCCCTTCTTAGCAACTTTGGCATACGCATCCTTAAAGGAGTATTTAAAATACGTGTCTATATTACTCGTGTTTTTTATCGCAATTCGTTTCGCAAGATCTAAATCCATTAACAATTTCCCCTTTTTAGAAAAGTGAAAGGCGGGAAGATTAACTACCCGCCATTTCTTAAAACTTTTTTTAGTTATTTCTTGGATCTTCGATGTCGCCGTGATCTTCGTCTAAGATAACGCCAATCTTGAACTCAGAGCCTTTCTCTAAATCAGCAGCAACTTCAAGGTCGAACCTTGTTAACTGTCTTCCTGTTGCAACGTCGATACCTTGAACGCTTGTCAATCCACCACGAGTCCATGTTCTTACTGGAGATTGTACACCATTAGGAACAACAAATAGAAGCCCGGCAGGGAAGTAAAGCTCAAAGCCGTCGCCTGTTGGCAATGGTCTTGTGAGGTTGAACTCGTTTTGAACTTCTTGTACAACCGAACCATTGTACATACCGATCAAACCAGTGTTTCTGATTTCATCCATAGCAGCTTGGCTGATGCCACCAGTTACAGGAGTAACACCTTCGTAACCAAGGAAGCCATTCAACTGAGAAACAACGGTGAAGTCGCCGAAGATACCTACGTTACCGAATCTGCGAACGTTTCTAATAATATCATCAAGTGCTGGTTTGGCAATGCCAGAACCCTGCGCAAGGAATTTTACATTAGTTGTTTGCTCAATAGCATTCCAAATTGTAAAGATAACATATCTTGCGGCTTTGTTGCGGATGTCACGGCGCACTTGCTCCATACCAATATTCTCGTCTGACAAGTCGCCAAACTGCAATTTGCGATAATCTATTTCATAACCGCCAGAGATGGTTGTGGTTGTTACAGGGTAATCATCATATGCCCACGAAGGAAAAAGGACATCTCCATTCAATGCTTGGAAACGTCCTTGTGCGTTGTTTAATTTTTTAGTTTCTACAACAATCGAATCGTTGAATCCGACTGGTTGAAAATTACCCATCCATGTAAGAAGCTTAAGCTCTTCTTGCAACAATGGCTGAATAGCATATTTGCGAATCTCATTAATCTCTGTTGCAGCGTAAGCATTGCCGCCACCTGCTTCATAAGCTAAATGTTGGATATGTTTAACAAAAGTGTCCACGTTATTAACTACGCGACCTTGCGAATCTTTTAACTTACCATTTAAAGGCTCAAGATCTTTACCAGCGGCTAAACGAGAAAAGACTTCAACAAGTGGAGAAGTTTCTTTAACTCTGCCATTGCTGTACTCTGAGTCACGTCTTACATTATTAAGCTCAAATGTTCCATTAAACATAATAAGCATCCTCCCTTAGTTTTTATAATTTGATATTAAATTAAGCTAAAATAATTTGTGCTCTAACTCCACCGGGGCTGTCAGCAAGCGGACTTGCAAGAGGCCCAATAATGTCGGTGACCAAGAAGTGAATAGCATATCCAGCAGGAGATCCAACGATTGCAAATTTGCCGTCTGTATCAGCAACTAAATATGTACCTTTAGTAATAGTGCTAAAGTCGCCATTGATGCGTTGGCTATCAATATCAAGCGAAAGTGTAGCAACAGATTCAAGCCCTACACAAAGAACAGTTTCGCCCTCTGGCAAAACATCTTCTACTTTGCTAAAATGTCCGACTACTGTGCCAAAGTTCTGCATTATGATTGCTAGATTCTTTCCTTGCGCAGTCGTAGTAGTGGGCAACTGTGTTACTTTTTCAACTTGATCTGGTACTGTCAAACTAAAGTTGGCAACGCCGCCTTCTTGTGCTCTGATGTTTGGAAACGTGACAGCATTTCTAAACGCGCCAATAGTTGAAAACTTAACCATAATATTTCCTCCTTATTTTTTAATTAAGATCACAATTATCTTCGTAGATTAATAAAAACTTGCTTCGCCTTCTGTTGTTTTGAAGGTGTCTTCGATTGAGCCAAAGATAGAATTCAAGTCGTAATTATGTGCGCCTTTGTCATATGCGTTCTGTTCTTTCATGTTCTTTGCTTCTGCCATAACCTTGTCGGCATAAGCTATTTTGATAGCTGCAACGATAGTGTTTATTTCATTCTTTTCTGGAGCCTTCATGAAATCTTCTATCTGCTTTTCAGCAACTTTCCTTTGCTCTTCATTAAACTCTGCTAGCGCAGCATTAAGCTCACTAATAAGCTGTTTGTTTTCAGCGGCTTGAAGCTGTGTTGCAAGGCTTTCGCTTTTTGCTTTTTCTGTTTCTAAATTAGACTCTGCCAAACTGCATTGCTCTTTGAGCTTGTCAAGTTGGGCCTTTAATTGAGAAATCTCATCAGTTAATGTTTTAACTTCAGTCTCATCAACCGAGTTAACTTCTGCAATCGTGTCTACGATTACTTTAAAATCACCAGCAAGCACATCTTTAATTTCCTGTGGTGTCATATGAATTTCCTCCTTCTTCGAATTAAGTTCAATTAAAACCGCCATTGGATCGGCACTTTCAATGCCAAGCAAAGCATAGCCAGAGTATGAGTATATTGATGGTATGCGGCCAAATTCTTTCCACCCACCTTCGTACACAATCTCCGTCCCTTTACTTCTACCAACAATTTCTACAGAACCAGCAACTGTATTTCCTTGATTAATTTCATCAAACAACCACTCTATGAATAATGGGTATCGATGCTCATCTAAAGAAGCTTGAACGGTCAAAGCTTCAATTTGCATACCGTTAACTTCTAGCGTCTCTATTTTGGGGGAGTGAGCATAACCCACCATTACCGCATCTGAAAAATCTAAATTTCCATCAGGCATCATGCCATTAAAACCATGACCAAAAGGCTTTCCATCAACAAATTCAACAGTAATAGACATACCTTCTGCCGTTTGCATATTTTCCTCTGTGTATTTACGAGTCCAACTGATGCCATTTTTCTGCCAGCTACTACCGTCGTCTGGAAATATCTCATGCAGAATCATCTTTGCTGACCTGCGACCGTTAATTGGCGTAGATGATATTTCGACAATTTTAACTGGCATTGAAGAGATTTCATGTAAACCCAAGCTATCCACCACCCTTTCAATCGCAGTATCAACACATTGTTTTGCTATTCGTTGATATCAGAATGATTTTTTATTTCAATGGCAACACATTTTACAACCTCTTTAAAAAGCTCATCGCTAGTAATACTCTTCCTTAGCTTGTCGTACAAGCTATTTACCAAGCCAACCAATTCAGGACAGCCATTTCTCTTTAGCTCTTCATTAACAACAAAGATAATGTTGGCTACATTCCAATCAGAAACCTCTATGGCAACCATATCACCATTGCCGCACAAGCACTTAGTTTGACCGCCGTTCTTTTCAAACACATGATTTCTTTGTCCGCATTGTTCGCAATGCAACACCATCCAATTTGAAAACACCAACTCAGATATTCTCAGGGGAACCACCTTCTTATTAAATTTGCCCTATTTATTAGGACGCTGGGCAGAAGCGTCAATTCCATCGAACCACCTATTTGTAACGCGCCGGATAGGTAGGCGCACATTAAAAAAGATGTCGGGCACGAATGCCAGAACACCTAGTAACGAATTATGATTACGACCCGCAAAGGGTATTGTTTCGATATTTGTTGGTGATTCTCACACCATCTAAACTCCGGGCCTTCCTTGTTCATTAGCACCAGCACTTCTAATTGTGTTCTCATTATCCGTATTAGGCGTTTCAGGTCTTCCTCCTTCATTACCACCTGATTGAGTATACGATGTGCCATGTACCGGAAAACGACCTTCCCAATTCTCTTCAAGCTCTTCCTCAAGTATTGCTATGTAGCTCTCAGGATTGAAGCCTGTAGCAGATAGCCAAACACTGAGGGAGCCTTTGCCTTGCAAATATAAATCTTTGGCATCCTTGACAGTATCTTGACGATTGACTCTAGTTGTAGAGAGGTATGCAAATTCCATCCAACAGGAATCATCTTTAATCACATTGTAATTAATTACCTTGATTAACTCCTCTTGAAACTGCTGTAACATGGTCATAATTCTCGCGCTCACAAGCTCGATATTTAGTTTGAGACTAGCATAGTTACCCCTTGAAACACCGTTTAATAGGGCTGCGGCGAATCCCATATCGCCAGCAAGGTTCTCCAACATCTTATCCTCAGCACCGCTTGTCAAAATACCACTATCAGTATTAAGAATATCTAATTTTGATCCGGGTGCAAGAGAAACTAGACTTAAACCTAGTTGACCCTCCTTGCGATTATGTAATGCATTCCTTATATTATCGTGCTGAGATCTTTGCTGTGTCTTAGTAAGGGTCGATATATTTCCTTTGTCAGCAGCAGGAAATGTATGATATACAATCTTGTTATTCAATGAATCCAAGGCATTTCTTTTTGTATCCATGAAATACATGTAGTACAAAACATCCATCAACGCAGCCGTTGCTATGGGTAGGCCCCACGGGTCAGAACGTTTGCTTCCAATTTTCGTTACAACGGTCTTCGTGTTGTCCAATACAAACCATTGATTGGAGCCATTCGACATTGCATATTTCTTCCACGCATTGCGAATCTCTTTTGGAAATTGCATCAGTTTTCGTTTCAAACCAGATGTGATCAACATATTGAAGTAGCTCAAATCAAAGGCAACAACGTATGAGTTGTTCTTAATACCGACGATTTTGCACCAATCTGTCGGCAGAGAGAATAGCGAACAATTAATATCTCCAATTTTTGCGTTGGTTTCAACTTCAACACTATTAGACAATTGGTCTTCTAACTCACTAATCTCTTTGATAAATTTGAACTTGGAAGGTTTGCTCAATTTTTGAAACTCTTTTTTACCGCTTGTAGAGTTTAGACTTATGAGTGTCTCAACTGTCATAGGATCGATAAACTTCTCTTCATATGGCTTTTGATTCGAAACGAAATAGTAAAATGAAATCCCATCGTTGCAATTCCTCAGCAAACAATCTCTTGCTAGCTCTTTGTCTTTGATGATATCAAGAACATGAGAGAACATCTTCTTGTTACGTGCATAGCGAATAGGCTTAGAACCATCTCTGCGTTTACCTTTCGAATAAACAATACGATCAAGTGTTGGCAGTGCAACCATATTGTCTATAACGTTTCTAACAACGCCGTTTGCCGTATAAACAAAGTTAGCTATATCACGCAATCCTTTGTTTTCGGCTTGTGGATTCATTAGATAACTCTTTAATTGTTCAATACTTATCGGAAGTATTTTCAGAAGATGTCCAAACCAGTTTACCTGAAGAGATGTGTTAAACTCATAATCTTTATTTTCAGATGGCGAATCCAGTATCAATCGCCTCCTTTCTTTGCAAATAAAAAGGCCCACGATGTTTAGTCGTGGGACAGCATATACAAGTCGCGTTTAAAGGTAGCGAAGCACCAAACATTTCGTTATGTAAAGCTAATTGTAAAAGCAATCAAAATCATAATCATTATTACTATTTCCTTGCAAGAACCTCTCCTTAGCCTCCATCTCATATTCATATATGACGCTCAGAGCATACATTAACGAGGTAGCCCTATCTCGTTTTTTGGCTTTAACAATGCGATCGTATATAACATTTCCATGCTCAGTCATTGCTTCCTTAATATTAGACAGCTCAGAGCAGAGCGCATCAGCCTCAAGATGAATAGCGTACAACTCGTCAGACATCTCGCCTTCTTTCCATTCGGCATCAACCTCGTCAGATAGGCACAGCAACTCTAAACTCTTATCTTGTAAGCAGGATTTCATATATGGGTAGAACCGAGTATTGAATTCATTAGTTGCAGTAATGCATCTAATAATAGGCAGAGCACCGTCTAACCTCATAGCATCATCGTCGTCATCTTTCACAATTGGTGGAAACTCAACCGTTTCACCACTTGGATAGATGTAAGTCCAACTTTCATAAAACAAAGATGGTAGTGCTTCGCCACTACCTCTTGTATCTAGTACAAGCTTAATGGTGTTTGGAAAGCGCAAATGTGTGAGTTCGCGCAGATAATCCCGTTGATCTGGCAAGCTCACACCATTCATAACTTTGGTATACACAACTGATTTCTTAAATGAGCCGTTTGGACGTTCTTGTATTTTTATTACATGTACACAAGAATTGTCTGAGTTCTTAGAGTCACTCAAAGCCACATCAAGTGAGATTATGTATTTAGCAGTTGTCTTTTTAGGCTGCTCTAACTCACCACGTCGAGCAGTTCTTACGGGCATACTAATTTCAAAAGGATAATAGCTACCAGCACCGCTACCAACGAAGACTGATTCGAATTCTGATGAAAATTTATCAGGGGTCATCGAAGGTTTGTCGCGTTCTTTTAATATGTCATCTTCATCAAAGATCCCCGCTTGCACTCCGACTTGCCATGGCAAACAACAAACATAATACTCATCATTGCCGTTCATCATTTGCTCATAAAAATATTTGAAACGATTATATAGTGGGCTGATTTTAAGATAGGCCGATGTAATGAAGATAACCTTGCCTTTTTCTGCTTGATTATGAAGAATTGCCATCGGTCGCTTTGTCTTTGTCATAGGAATTAAAATCTCTTCTATGATCGCATCCTTGACTAGCCGTGCCTCATCGATACAAAGCTGATGGAACCGCCAACTTCGAGCACCATCGCCACCCGTTCTCTGATCAACCGATATGGCTCTAATCTCAGAACCATTCTTAAAGAAAACACAGCACTCGTCACCAGCCGTTTTAATTGGGAATTGTATTTCACGCTTGATATTCTCGTACTTAGTAAACTCACCTTGTATCTTTTGCACGATTACATTTCTGGCTTGTCTGAAGTTACCAGAAGCAATGCCACATTTCACGCCAGCATACAATATTGCCGAACACAAGAAAAAAAGTCCTGTTAACCAAGACTTTCCAATGCCGCGACAAGCAATAAACATCGATGATTGATTCCTTGCCATCCCGCGCAGTATTACACGTTGAAAGGGGTACAGATGTATCCCCAGTATATCCATAGCAAACTCGTCTATGTAATAGCGATAATAGGAAAAGAATTCTATCCATGCCTCTGTATTGATGTTCTCTTCACCAAGCTGCACATCGCTATCATTGTCATCTATTATGGACACATCAATATCAATAGACATAGACACCTCCTTGCAAAAGTTTATGTCTCCTTAAATTTGTATTTTGCTTTTACAAAGACTTCTCAATAGTTTGAAAGTAATCAAGCAACTTATCAATGTCATCTCGTTCTAATGGTTTGTGTTTTGGTATGTACTGCCCCTTCTCAACTTTCTCAACTATCTTGCCGAAGCTACCCAAGCCGACCTCGTTTGTGCTGCGAGTCTGTTCAGCAAACTTAGCAGACTTAGAAAGCACGTCAAACGTCTCACGTGCCTTTGTGTATTGAGCATCTGCACCCTCAACACCATTCATCATTCTTTCAAAGCTCCTATCCATATGAAGGCTTGCCTTAGCAATCTTCTTGGCGTAGTCTCGATGGTTCTCTGTGGTAATCTTATAATCATTTAACAAGCTGTTATAATAGTTATCCAAATATTCTACGTCGTGAGTAGTATACTCACCGAACCATTTGGCACTATACGCTTTCACCTGAGAAATTTCACCAACGTCGCCCTCGTTAGGCTTTTTGATATTCTCAAGAAGCGTGTCTTTAAATGATTTGGGATTTTTCTTTGCTGTAACAGTGGATTTTTTCAGATACTCAGGAATGATTTTATCTACTTCAATCTTTTCAATCTTGCGAAATGCAGCCTCATTAAAATACCAATCTAATACTGAACACATATAATACAAGGCATCAATCTTGCTACCGAAATCATTTACATATCTCTTATAAAGATCATTGACGCAATGCTTACAAATAGTTAAACGTTTTTCATTAGCAGCATACAAATCTC